GGGCAAGATTGAAACGGTATTCGATAGACCAACGGCGCGTACTAAGTCTGCGGTGTTCTCTGCCAGCGCTAACAAGCGAACCTTGCGTGCTCAGGTAGGCATTAAAGATAAAGCGGGCGCCGGTCGTGCTCCTGCTGATTACCTGGCAGCGCAGATCCTTGGTGGCCGGCGTAAGGCCAAAGGCTTGGAGCGTGCGTTGCAGTCACGCGGATTGATGCGCAAAGGCCAGATGCTTGCGCCTCGGCGTGACACCAAGCTCAACCGTTACGGCAACATAAGCAAGGCCCAAGCCCGTGCAGTGATTAACAGCGTAGATTCAGGCGGCGCTGGGCGCGGTCGACAGTACGTTGTTAAAGAAGGTCAGGGCATTTACTGGCGCAAAGGTAAAGGCCTGAAAGGCTTCTTGAATATCATTGACGGACCCACATACAAATCACGTTTTGATTTCTACGGCTTGGGTGCTAAGTCTGCGGCCAAACATTTGCCTGATCAGTTGAACAGGGCGATGGCCGAGGCCATACGAAGCGCCAAGGCGTGAGGCTTAGGGGGTAGGGCGGCAAGGGGTCGGGCTGAGGGTACAAAAGGTACTCCTGAGACCCACCGCACACGGGTAATTCGTGCCGCGTTTGTTTAACAGACCTATGGATTTTCTAGGGGGGTTGTACTGCTGAGAGGTGGTGATGACCTGCTTGATTTTGCTTTTGAGTGACTGCAATGAACCTTGATGACGTGGCAAAGCAAACCGAATTTGCTGAGTTGGTTGGCGCCACTCAGCAGGCAGTTGGCAAGCACGTTAACAGCGGGGTGTTAGATCGCGGCGCCAGCTACCGCGATTGGATGATTGCCTATTGCGAGCGCTTGCGAAATGAAGCGTCTGGCCGCGTTGCCAGCCAAGCCCGTGAACGTCGGGACATGGCGCAGGCCGAAGAGTCTGAAATTAATACTGAAATGAAACGCCGCACGCTGCTCAAAGAAGAGGGCTTGCTGCTTGATCTGGATTCTGTAAAGCAGGTGCTTACCGATTGGGCTGGTATAGGCAAAAATGAATTTATTGGCGCTGTAGATAGCATTATTACGGCAATTGAGTCAGAGCATGGGATTACCGTCGACCGCGAACCGATACAACAGGACATTGATGCTGCCCTCAGAACTATTGGCAGTTACTCATTCGAACCTGGCGAATTTGGTGGAGGAAGTGCGGGAGGTATGGACGCCTCAGCCTGATCAGCCAACCATAGAATGGCTGCCGGCCAATATCCGGTTGCCTGCAGAAGACAGCGCTAGCCCCGGCTTTTACAAAATTGAAACGGTCCCTTATTTCTGGGGCGTAATGCACGCGCTCGACAATGACGCCTGTTGGCTGTTGGTAATGCAAAAGGCCGCGCAGATTGGTTGGACGGTGTTGCTGGCAGCGTGGATCTGCAAAGTTGCCAAGGTTGACCCGAGCCGCATACTGGCGCTGTTTCCTAAAGATGAAAAGGCCCGCAACTTTGTAGACGAAAAGTTTGTGCCAATGATTGGCGCATCGCCTGCTATGAACTCGGTGATCGATGTGAGCACCAGCCGCAAGGCAGGCAACCGCACCACGGTTAAAAAGTTTGCTGGCGGCGAGCTCAAGTGCACTGGATCGAATAGTGTTAGTAACGTTAAGTCGACCAGCGCACGGCGAGGCATTGTTGAAGAACCCGACGACACCAACCGCGACATAGGCGACCAAGGCGACGCAATACGCTTGTTTCGTGAACGCCTAAAGCGTATGCCCAAAAAGAAACTGGTTGTGGGTGGCACGCCATCGGTTGCGGATCTGTCGCAGGTTGAGCATTACACGCGTCTCGGCACCATGCGCATATTGCCGGTGACCTGTCACGACTGCGGCGAAAGCCATGTGCTGGATTGGGAGCACGTAAGCTGGGACAGCAAAGACGGTGGCTCACCGCACCCGGTGTTTGGCTTGCACCTGCCAGACACTGCAATTTACAGCTGCCCACACTGTGGCAGCCTGTGGAGTGACTACCGACGCCAGCGCAATATTCTGGATACCTGCAGAACGGCATTTGATGCTGGCGACAAATTTGCCGGTTGGGTAAAGCAACAAATTGGCGATGGCTACACCGTTGACCAGTGCGAGCCCATCGAAACCTTTACCGAGCTTTCTGAGCTTTACGTCTGCATGCCCGGTACCAGCTTGGCCGACGTGGTGCGTGATTATTTAGAGGCTGAGCACGAAGCCGAGGCAGGCGACGAATCCGCCCGCATCGTATTTCAAAACAGCAAACTTGGCAGGCCGTACCAGTACGCGGCCAACCAAGTGGTGGATAGCGAAACCCTGCGCAAGTCGGCAGAAGACTACCCCGAACTGACATGCCCAGACGGCGGCCTAATGGTCACCGTTGGCGTAGACGTTCAGCACGACCGGTTGGCGGTGATTATCCGCGCTTTTGGTCGCAATGAAGAAAGCTGGCTGATGCACTGGGGCGAGATCGACGGCGATCCAGCCGACAAGCAAGACGCTTGTTGGGACGCGCTCGACAAGCTCATATTTCAGCCATTCACGCACACGCGGTTTGGCAGCATTATCGCTGCGGCGGTCAGTATCGATTCGTCAGACGGCACCACCAGTAACGCAGTTTATAACTGGGTGCGGACTCGTACTAAGAAATATCGCGGCACCTTGGTCATGGCCATTAAAGGCGACAGCAACGACCAAGGCACAAAAGAAATATTCAGCCTGCCCCGGCAAGTTGATCGCAACAACGCAAAACGGCCAACCAAGGCAGACCGCTTTGGCGTGCGGGTTTACATGGTCGGTACCCACAAAGCCAAAGACCTAATTGCAAAACGCTTGCAAGGCACCAGCGCTTATATGCACAGCTGCATGCACGTTCGCCAAGACTACTGGGAGCAAGTCACGGCTGAGGTGAAAGCACCCAGTAAACGGCATCGCGGCAAGCTCCTGTGGCAACTGCGCAGCGGCAAGCGCAACGAGGCTGGCGACTGCGAAAACTACGCACTGCACGCGGCGCACGCCAAAGGCATGCACAAACTAACAGACGGTAAATGGTCTGAAATCGAAGCCCGGCTAGGGCAAAAAACATTGTTCAGCGACACCGGCGAAGCGACAGAGGCCAAGCCAAAACGGAAACGGCGAACATCTACGCCGGTTGGCTCTCTGTTGGGATAGGCAAGACTAAAACAATGTTTCACGTAGAACACCACAAACCGGCCACGCGCCGGTTTTTTTACGTCTAGGAAAACACATGACTCAATCTGCAAGCGACATGCTCGACCTTTACATACAGGCCGAGAAAGACGTGCTGGAAGGTAAGACCACCACCATGAATGGTCGCACCTTGAGCATGGAAAACCTGCAAGAGATCCGCGCTGGTCGTAAAGAATGGGAGCGTCGTGTGGCCTCAGCTACTGCAGCGGCAGCAGGGCGCAAACGTCGCAGCCCAGCATTGGCGAACTTTGTACGATGAATATACTTGATAAAACCATTGGCGCTTTCTCTCCGGAGCGCGGTTTAAAGCGCTGGAAGGCGCGCCAAGCTCTGCAGATTGCAGCACGGTATGAAGCTACCCAGCCCAGTCGCACCCGCAAAAACCCTGCCGACAATCGCAGCGGTGATGCGGTTACTGAATACGACATTGTTACCCTGCGCGGCCAAGCGCGGCACCTAGAACAAAACCACGATTTTGCCTTTGGCATACTCACCACGCTGGTCAACAATATTGTGGGGCCGCGAGGCATCACTGTTGAGTTTATGCCCAAGCGCATTGGCAGCGATGAAATAGACGCAGACCTAGCCGCCGCAATGGGCGACGCTTTCAAGGAGTGGTGCCGCCGTCCTGAGTGCACCGGCCAACATAGTTGGGCAAAAACGCAGCGCTTACTTGCGCTCACATGGCTGCGCGACGGTGAGGTATTGCTGCGCCATTTAGAGGGCGTAATACCTGGGCTAAAGCACGGCAGCAACGTGCCATACAGCGTTGAATGTTTTGAGCCCGACTTTTTGCCGGTGGACCATAACGACCCCACCAAGCGCATAGTGCAGGGCATAGAGAAAAACGCATGGGGCCAGCACGTTGGTTACTGGCTGTATGACGATCACCCCGGCGGTAACAAGTTCTGGAAAATGCAGGCGCGCCGTTATGCCGCCACCAATATTGAACACCTAAAGTTTGTGCGGCGCTTGCACCAAACCCGTGGCGTATCGATTTTTGCATCGGTAATGAACCGCATTAACGACATTAAAGACTACGAAGAAGCGGAGCGCGTAGCGGCTAAAATCGCCAGCATGATGGTCGGCTTTATTCAAAAAGGCGATGCCAGTCTGTATGAAGGTAGCGATGATACCGACCAAGACGGCAACCGCCAGCTGAGCTTTCAGGCCGGTGGTATTTACGACGA